TTAAAATCAACGGGCTTTTTACCTATGTACGACATTAGGTGATCTCCATAATGCTCAACGTTGCGTCAACACCTGCACTAGAACTGCAATCGATCTTGACAACATCTGTAGTCTGTAGTACAACCTTGTTACCAGACAGGAACTCAAGAGACGATCCCGCCGGGATTGGCGCATCGTTGATCAAGAATACTGTCTCGTTTGTTTCCGTGTCAGAAGTATCTGACTCAAGTTTAACGTCGATAGTGACCTGTGATGCACCACGATTGGCAACAATCAAGCCCAGAACCACTGAAGTCGTAGCACTTGGTACGGTATACAAAGTGTCAGGTGTGCCAGACGATGATGGCATCGAGGCGTTGGTTTTCACTTTAAACGTGTTAGCCATAATTACTCCTGTTCGCTTCTATATTATATATTGTTTTGTTAGTTATGTCAACCCAGAGCGATAGCTAGAGCCGTTGCATCATCAGTAGTTGCAAGGGTTCCAGTTACGGTAGGTAATGTGAGAGTTCCGGTGTTGCTGATTGTGCTGATTACCGGAGCAGTAAGAGTTTTGTTAGTCAAGGTTTGAGATCCCGCTAGGGTAACAACTGTGCTGTCGATAGCCAACGTTACAGCGTTGCCTGTCGCGCTAGAGTCGATGCCCGTGCCGCCGCTAACAGTTAAAGTCTCACTATCTAAATCAATAGCAATAGTGCCGCTGTCTGTGGTGATATCAAGGTCTTCAGCAGTAATCTGTGTATCGACATAGTCTTTGACTGCAGCACTCGTCGGCAGGGTGGTATCGTTATCGTTAGACCCGATGCCCTCTGATTCCGTAACGATTGCTGCGGCAGCAAAGTCAGCAACCTCAACGTTGCTTAAGCTGTTACCTGAACCATTGGCATCAAACGTTTTGTTGGTTAGAGTGTGAGTGCTTGCAGCAGTAGTAACTGTGCTGTCGATGGCGAGAGTAACAGTGTTACTAGTTGCGCTAGAATCGATACCTGTACCACCAGCAACTGTCAGTGTTTCACCGTCTAGATCGATAGCGATTGTGCCACTATCTGTGGTAATGTCCAAATCTTCTGCTGTAATTTGAGTATCAACATAATCCTTGACTGCAGCACTGGTTGGCAATGTTGTGTCGTTGTCGTTCGATCCGATGCCCTCTGACTCTGTAACAATTGCAGAAGCCTTAAAATTATCCACCTCAACGTTTGATACCGTGTTGTTATCAATGTCGAGAGTTTTGTTAGTCAGACTCTGAGAGCCTGTTAGTGTTGCGACGGTGCTGTCGATAGCCAGCGTGACCGTGTTACCTGTTGCGCTAGAGCCAAGACCTGTGCCTCCCGCAACAGTCAAGGTTTCACTATCGAGGTCAATAGCAATAGTGCCGCTGTCTGTTGTGATGTCTAGATCTTCAGCAGTAATCTGTGTGTCTACATATGCTTTGACAGACTGCTGTGTTGGAACTAATGTTGCACTGTTACTGGACATGTCATCTTCGTCAACAAACGCTGTGATTGTGATGCTTCCGTCAGACAGACTACCATAAGTGACTGTGCCTGTTGTTGTGATAGCGGATGACCCGTTATCGATTGCACCGAACCCGCTAGTGATCGAACCAGCGTTAAGAGCACCGACAGTCGTTACATTAGATAAAGTATCTAGAGCCGACTCAAAGTACGTCTCGAAATCCGTCAGAGCAACTTGCACCATTGTGCCGTTGTCGTTGACGACTACACGGTCAGCATCTGCAAGCGTTGTAGAAGTAGCGGAGGTTCCACCGTCTACAATGTTTAGTTCGGCAGCGGTTGAACTGATAGCTGTGCCGTTGAAATCAATCGCGTCGAGATAGGCCGTGCCGTCTATGTACAGGTCTTTGAACTGTGCGCTGCTTGTGCCGATGTCGATGGTGTTGTTGGCATCTGGTGTAAGGGCCGATCCAAACGTGACATTATCAGCAGCTGTTCCAACTACTGTTACTCGCGCACCCTCACCCGCTGTGCCATCGTGATTGTGGCCTGTGCTGGCGTTAAATGCAGCTAATATCTGGTTAAATTCGTCATTACTATCGGCAGCGTCAATAACGTCGCCGTCCACATACGTTGACTGTCTTGCTGAATATCCTGCCATTTTCTACCTTCTTCCTCCGGGGGTAAATTCTAGTTGGTATGCTTTGAGTGAGAACGGGAGTAGACCAGAGGTGTCGTCTACTCGAACCGCTACTGTAAATCCTGAACCCTCTACTGTTTGCCTTACAAGAGGAGAACCTGATGATCCGTACACAGCTGTCCCATATTTACTTGCTGTTAGACCGTATATTGCAACAGAGCCACCACTTGTTAAGGCATACGCTGATGGCTGTGCTGCTGACGATGCGTTAAAGTCATATCTCATACGAAACGTTGAACTAACTGCACCTTCGTTGTCGTAGTTCCAGACGATACGTTGCATGTTTTTACGAATACCAGCATCGCCCATAAAGTGTGCTGGGGAATCGTACACCGCTAAAATTGATGTCCCATCAAATGTTCCGCCGGATTCTTGTATGTATACGTATCCGTCGTAGCCCCCATGTAAAACTGTTTCTACACCGCTGATAAAGCCTGATACGCAACACGCTGCTTTTATACCTTTGATGTCAGCGTATTCCCATCCGATACCGCCTTCGACACCTGCCTTGATAACACCGATAAGACCTCGTGCGGATGCTTGTGCTTGTGCTTCCGTAGGGTAGAATAGACGATACTGACTCTTAGATCTGATTACGACAGATGACAGTCTAGCTGTGCCTATCTCGTCGATTCTATCCTGTATTTGTTTGGATACAGTTCCTAGCTCAACGTCAGCGATACGTTCAGTACCTGCTATAGTACGCAACCCATCAGGAGCAAGATAGATAAGATCACCGCCTATCTCCTGAACACTAAACCCGTCTAAGCAACCTATGCTACGGGTGACAGGTTGTAGTGCAAAGTCAGCTTGGGAGTTACCTTGAATCACGTATATCTGATCTTCACAGAATACAAACAAACGTTCACGGAACACTTTGAGCTTTCGTATTGCGCTATCTACTTTGATAGATCCTGCGCCATTGGCTGCTGAAAAATCATCCTCATCGAACGGAGAACTAAATATCATCTCTTGCGGCGTTCCCGACATACCTGCATAGAACATGTGGTTCTTGAAGGCAGCGACTCGATTAGCTCCTGCAACAGAACTAGCACCTACGTCTGTAACACTACTATTGTCATACACAGAGGGTGCGTTCTGCCCATCTACCCATATTACTTTTTCTGTGTTATTGAAGTTAAAAACCTCAAACTCGTATCTTCCGGCGGATGTACGCCCTGTATCAATCGATGTCCAGCCGCTACCCGACCCTTTGTATACTGCAGTCCCTTGTGCAGCAATAACTTGATCTTTGTAGATTGCTACGCCTAGTATAGTTCCCGATGATCCGCCCACTTGGTTTGAGTCATACTTGGTAAAGCCGTTGATGCGTCGGTAGCCACCTTTGATGTCGGGCTCAAAGTTTTGAAGCTGTGTAGCTGCACCCGGAGGTATTGAGAATGTGTCTCTGTCAAGAACCAGACCACCTCCAAGTCGTACCACAAATGGACTAATAATTGAGGTATCTGGCATTAGACTGCTCTCATATAGTCTTTACGGTTGATGAGCTCAACTCTCATACGGCGTAGCCCTTGCTCATAGTCTCTCTGTGCAAACTGTGCAGCTTGTGGATCCGAACGTAAAAGGTACGCATAGTACTTTGCTCTGTTGATTATTACATCATGAAAACGGTCAGGAATAGCTGGAGTGTCGGTATTAGCAGCTAAATCTGGTTTTGTTGTGTAATAAGCGTAGCGAATAGTGTAGGTGGACTTGTCTGGAGCCGGAGACAGGCCAATCTTATCATCCGGTGTATGGTACACAAACTCTGGCAATCCTTCAGAGCTACCGTCTGGGTTGGTGTCGGACTCGTGGTACTTGTCAAGATACTCATCATAGCTGATATAATTGAGTCTTCTCTCAGGTAAACTCGTAGACTCTTGCACAGTAAATGTTGACCACTTCAGTGTTTTAGCGTCAGCTTCGAAGTTGTAAAGCCTCTGACCGTCTACTGTTGTGTCTGAATCGTTTGATACAGTGAAAGGCCATTCCACTTCGGAGTTGATTATATCTCGTTGTGATTTGTTGATAAAGTCAGCTACAGCCGTCTGAATACCACGAGTAGAGGTGACGTTAGTGACCTCCACTTCATTAAGCTCTCGTAAAACTGCGTTGCAAAGTTGTAAGTAATTCATTAGCTACTCTTATGAGGTTCGTAGTGTTCTTCAACGGATGTAGTCACATCAAAAGTTCCGCCACTCTCCATGTGACAAACAAGTTTGTCTCCAGCATTTAAATGGAGAAGAGAACCTCCGGGAATGATATCCGCTACAGTATTTGCAGACATAGCCAGATCGTTGACTAAGTTTTTATATGATGTGGTAGAAGCATGATATATTTCAATGCTAACTTTTTTATTGTTTGTAGAGCCATTTGTTATGTGTAAAAACCTCACTAAACCATCGTGATTAGCAGGACAAGTGTATAGCACATTGCCGCTTGCCCCTCCAGAAGTTGCACTTATAGTAATAGATGCTGTGGTAAATTTTGCAACGTTAAGAACAGACATTAGTACATCGCCCGTCTTGAAGTGCTACCACATGAGTACATCTTGCCTCCGTGCGCTGCCTTTGTACGCACATTGGTGGGTTTACCGCTTACACCTTGTGCTTTTGCACGTTTACGACGAACCGCACTTGCCTTCTCTTTTGCAGACATTTGATTCGCTTTCGCACGAGGGACACACTTCGGATAGCCAGATTTTTTTAAACTCGCCTTTTTTCTTCCGCAAGCGGGATGGCCTCCACCTTTTTTCTTGCGGCTGATGTCTACCCAATCCCCCTTCGGTCCTTTTCCAAACCATTCTTTTAGGCTCATTAGTAAGTTCCGCCACGTTTCTTATAGGTCCTAACCAACCAAGCATTTGCGTAAGCACTTGGATATACTTTAAATTTTCGCTTGGCTTCTGATTTTACACGAGAATAGAGAGCCTTGTTCTTGGGTGTTGGGCTCTTTGATTTCTTAGTTTTTGAAGATGTTTTCTTGGTCATTTATAGTCACTCTTTCAAATGGATGACTGGGTTCACCTGATAAAAGAGTAAGTGCTCCCAGTTTTAAATCTGCCTCAATCCAATCTTCCAACGCTTGTTCCATCTTTTCGTATACTTTCTCAACGTCTGTATCAGCGATAAGAACGCCGTTGAAGAAATCGAACATCTGTTCTGCGTCTCGTTTCTTGGACAAGTACCTATGTGATAGGGCCTGTATAATCAATTGACTCATAGAACACTCCTTGCCTCTATGATACAGTAAAACTCCGGAAAAGTCAACTAAAATATAGAATAACTTTTTCCATCATACACCAAACACTCTTTTCGGTTGTTCTCCTCAACTACTGAACAGTGTATCCATCCAGAAGATGGATCGTCGGGCGTATAGTATTCTAGTATTAGTTGATCAAAGTTAAGGTTACTTCTAACCCACTCTGCAACTTCTTTGTTGTCAAATCCGGGGAGTTCAAAGTCTACAGCCTCACCTTTTGCGTGTTGGCTCTTGGCACTAGACCCGATTGCCTCACACAGAGCTACACTACGGAATCCAGAGGAGGGAACAAACGGTACACCGAAATGATCTCGAACAGGCTGTAATATCTCAGCACACACTCTCTGTAAGCTCTCAGTCTGCTGTTTATTCGGCGTGTTATCGATACCCATACGAGCCGCAGTTTGACTGCGTGTGAGTTCAGATAACGTGAAGTTATACGATAGTCTCACAGATTTAGCCTTTTATTCTTCCTATCGACTTCAAGCCAAATGAAGCAGCTATACTAGCCATAATTGACCAACTTAGCCATTCTGGAAGGTCCTCTCTTAAAAAACGAAACCCATCCTCGATATAAGGCTGGGCTGGGGGATAGAAACAGGCTGATAGCAATAAGACGAAAAAAACGGTCCACAATTCGTCTTTCCACGAGTCTTGACTAGCTCGTGCTTGTTCAAGTTCCCATGCTCCGTCTTGCTCTACTTTTTTTGTTTTTGCTTCAATTTGAGCGACGGCAAGTTTTTGTTTGGCTTGAGCCTTCTCAGCACGGTTCTGCATCCAAGTTCCAGCGAGATTAGCTACGGGGCCTATTAATGCTTGTAACATTTTAACACTTCCACCTCTTACGGGCTTGACGCAATCTACTGTTGGGATCTTTAGCTGCTTTAGGGAACTTTTTCATCTGCCCTGCAGAACGTGCACAGTACGACTTACGACGTGCGGCACGAGCCTTTGACTTAGGTTTATCTTCAGTGACTGCTGTCTTTAGTTTGCTACCGGGATTTTTACGGCGGTAGGCAGCTACGCCCGCCTTTGTCATGCCCGCACCAGACTTTGTGGGGCGAAAATTCTTTTTGTTACGCTTTGGCATTTTGTCTTGTTTACGAGCCATAATTATCTCCAGTGAGATGGGGGAGCCCGAAGACCCCCCCTAGTTCACTTACGCGAACGTTGCCGCAGTTTCGGCAGTGCCGAGTTCTGCGATAACAGCAAAGACACGTACTTTACCGTCGAACGTTGCTGTGTTAGCAATCAGATCGATGGTGTCAGCAGCGGTGTACAGTTTCGCTGTACC